GACTGCCAGGCTCGCTCAAGTAAAACCCTTCAGCTTCCAACATGGCACGAGACGATGGATCAAGATCTTTGGCAAGCTTACTTTCTTTCAGCACATTGAACATGGTGGCCGCCAAGTTGTAGGGCATGGTCACCGTATCGGCTAAGCCACCAACGAGACCTGAGCCAAGGGATTTAATGGTACGCGCAGCAGCTTTTACCCCGCGAGTGGCTAGGGAATCTTCTCTATGCGGTTGTTGATCAGGCACAAAACCGTATTTATTATCTGGCTTCACATCTGGAACAAAACCATATTTATTGGAGGGTGTAGCCATCATTCAGTGCCTCCTTTAACTTAGACATCGGAATTTTACCAATCACCCCATCTGGGCTGACAACAGGAACGGTTTGCTCAGCTTCAGCTGGCTGCTGTTCTGGCATCTGGGTTTGCTCTTGGGGTAGCGGTTGTGTCGCCTCTGGTGAGCTTTGAGTGCGCGTCCCATAACTTGGCACTTTATTAAATTCCCGCTCATTGCGCTTCATTTGCCGATCAAGAATCATTTCAAAACGGTTGAGCATCCGTTCTAGGGCGGCTTTGGTTTTATGGCTGTCGGGGGTTTGTGCGGTTAAAAACTCAAACTCCTTCTGGTTCATATTGCCAAACGCTAAGTTGCCTTTGACAAACGAAAGCAAGCCCTTGCTGATTGAATCATAGAGCTCGGTATCTGAATAGGCTTTGTTGCCTAATTGTTTACCTATTATCCTTTCAAACCCTGCTGACAAGGTATCGCCGGTAATCATCTCGCTGGTTTTAAGAATCTCTTTTAAATCCTGAATCTTGTAGCTCACATCTTCGAGCGCTAAGTTTTGCTCAGATAGAGTGGCTTGCTTTTTAGCTAAGGCTTTCGCTTGCTCTTTACCCAACGTCACATCATGTTGCGCATTAGGGTCTTGACTAAACTGGGTACGGGTTTGAATGGCATCGGCATTTTGCTGGTTAATCCCAAGCTGTTGCTCAGCCCTGCGATCTTGTTCTGCTTGAATTTGCATGGCGCGTTTGGTCAGGTATTCAACATTTTGCTCTTCCCTGATTTTAGGAAACATCTCAAACAAATCAAACTTTTGATCAGGCTTACCAGCTTCAGTTAATAACACCTTACCATTTTGCTGATCAATCATGGAGATCTTGTAATTAGCACCACTGGATTGGTTAATTCTTTCCACAATCCCTGAGCCAACCTTGACGACATCATCATAAGGTAAGGCACTCATGTTTTTGGTCAGAGCCTCTAACTCTGGGGTGAGCTGTTCTTGTAAGGCCGCTTTCTTGGCATAGACCTCATTGCGTCTTCCTGCCTCATTCGCAATTCCCTCTAAACTTGAGAAGGTGTCCATCATTTTACGAGCCATATCCCTGCGTTCTGCGTTACCCTTTGATTTACTGCCCACTGCCAGACCATCCAAGAGTCCAGCGATACCTGCACGCCAACCCCTTTGAGGCCCATTGCCTAATTGTTGCCGCATCTTGTTAAAGACATCAGAACTATCATCATAAGCATTGGGAACACCTGCTCCCGTTTCATAGCGCATTTTCGCTAAGGATCCTTGGGTTTGCAGATTAGCATTAAGCTCACCTGGTTTGGGTTGCTTTTTTGCACTCAGCTTTAATAAATCCATTGGTACATTGGTCATAACTTTTATTGTTCCTTACCTTAAAAGATTGCCAGCGGTCTTACCGGCTTGACCACCCATCATTGCCCCCATTGGTCCACCCAAATAGGCACCAACTCCCATGCCACCGAGTGTCAGTATCGTATCCCCAAACCCGGGGCGCTGACTGTTATAACTGGACAGTTGGTTTTGATACTGACTGTTGATCTGACCAATTTGGGCATTATGACGGTTCAGACTATCCATATTGCTTTGCTGGAAGATTGTATTCGCCAATTCTGGGGCTCGGGTTGCCATCGCTTTGTTGGCATCATCCCCTTGAATCTTAGCCCCGGTACTAAACAAACCATATTGGTTTTGCAAAGCTTGCTGGCGCATGGCATTAGACTGGTCGTATTGCCCTAACTTTAACTGATGTTCCGCTTGGGCATTTTGTAACTGCCCCATGCGCCCCTGTTCTCTAAAGCCATAGGTATTCATGCGGTTGGCAAGATCTGCGGCTTTGAGCTGCTCGCCATAAAGATTACCGTTGACATCCTGTTGTTGCAGGGCTTTCGCTTTTTCACTCACCAGGGAGTTGCGCATGGCAATCGCTGCACTACTGTCGGCATAACCCCGATTAGCCAGGTAAGCGTTGTTTTCATTTTCCGCTTTTTTAAATTCATCTTGAATGATGGTATTACCCATTGCCTTAAAGTCGTCTACGTATTGGTTAAAGTCAGGAAGCTTGGAGAGCTCTGCTATATCTGCCTGCCGCTCAGCATTCAAAGAATTCATGACATCAACAAACGGAGCAAAATCGACAACTGCGGCGGGATCATGGTCACTAAGCTTTTTAATTTCAACAATCGCCTTATTCATCAATTCACCGGCATCATCATAAAGCTTTTGCTCTGCTTCCGAGCGTGGTAAACGGCTCACCACACGTTTTTTCTTACCATCGGCTCCCACCACGGTAATCGCTTGGGTGCCGGTTACTTCATCAATCACATCCAGTAGCTCTTCCTTTGGTGGCACTGGTGGATAGTACGGGGCTGAAGGGGGAGAATCATTACCACCAAAACTCATAACTTTTTACCCATATTCATGGCCTTTCTTTCTTAAACCAAACTTTTTTAGAATTGTCTTTGTCATAGCCGATAAACTCCACTCCAAGTGACTGACACTGCCGCAACAAAGTAATGATTGATTTTTCTTGAGTTGATATCAGTATTTTATCAAACTTATGAGTAAGTGGAAAGTTTAATAACAGTTCTAATCCAGTTCTATATGGAAGCTTAAAGCGATAATCTTCAAATATACATAAAGAAATTTCACAGGTTTTGGGATCAATGGTTTTGATTCCATAAATCCCCACTTCACAGGTTTCATGATTAATCGCAAAGAACCGTGAGTTAGAGTGATAAAAGCTTGGGAACACCCTTTGGACATCCAGTGGATTAATTTCAACAAGCTGCATAGTTTTATCCATCCTCAAATATCGATCTCAATCGCATGCATAGTGCTGACGGTAGCATAGCCACCAGCATATCCTGAATTGATTCCTGTATAAGGCTGGGCTTTTTTAATTTCATAAGCAATTTCTGTGCCTAACACACCCGTATCCACAAACAAGTTTGAGAAGTTGTAGCAGCCGTAAGTGCCATCTGAATGCTGTTTCCCCCAGGAACTGTAGATACTGTGGGTTACCCCCTTATAGGACGGATCATCTTGGCCGACCTTAAACGGCAAGTTGTTTTTACATAAAGTGATGCTGGTGTATTGGTTATTATAACTGCCAATATTGATCGAATAAAACAAGATAATCTTAGAATTCGTTTTTCTTGGGGTGATTCTTAACAAAAATGGTGCAGTTTTAAATGAGATGAGATTAATTGGCGAAGCTGCTGCATCATACTCATTTCTAAAAAAACTCGCATCTTCATAAGAAACGATCTGCAGCACCTTGCCGATATTCGCCAAGAAAGAGGCTGCACCTGCACCATTAGAGGTTAAGACATCTCCTAGATTGCTACCCGCTGAACTAATTTGCGGGGCGGTCACCGCTAACAGCCCAATTTTAGGATTAGTTACCGCAGCGTCAGCCAGTTGTTGGGTGGTCACCGCAACATCTGCAATCTTTGCAGTGGTGACATTAGCGTCAATGATTTGTGGGGTGCCTACAGCAGCATTAGCGATTTGGCCTTGGGTTACTGCTTGATTGGCAAGCTTTGGGGTGGTGATGGCAAGGTCGGTAATTTTGCTGGTAATAATCGCATTATCAGCTATTTTTAACGTGGTGACATTGGCATCAATAATCTGATGGGTCGCTATCGCATTTTGGGCAATTTTTTGAGTAGTCACTGCTGCATCACCAATTTTAGGGGTAGTGACTGCCTGGGCGGCGAGCTTTTGTTCAACCACCGCATTGACCTCAATCTCGGCATTGGTCACATATGTCCAAGAAAGATTATTAGCACCATCGGTTTTTAAAACTTTGTTAGCATTCAATGGGTCATTAGCCCCTGGGATACTTCCTGCCTGGACATCATTAATCGCTGCCGCCAACATATTGACATCATCGGTCAGCGCATTGAACTCAGCATCCAACATTTCGGCGGTGGGTGGCCTTTGCGTCGTCGTTAAGATCCCAAAGCGTGTGTTGTTGGGCAGCGATTGGCTTGGCGCATACGGCAAGGATGGACGACTATTGTTGATCGGTACTGGCATAAGTTTTCTCCTATGTATTACGTTCAGCGATGCCAAACAATCGCATCTTTTTAAAACTCAACTTACCATTCTTGGTGGAACCAAGCACACTTACCCCAAAGGTTGAGCTTAAAAACTTTAAACGATCCTTGGGGTACGCATAGGGTTCATCTAATCTAAACCCAAACATTTGTGGATCGGGTTCATTCGGGTCTGGCACGCCACGAGCCACCAAAGGAATGGTTTGTAAGATATCCCCTTTAAACGGCAGCGGATAATTATTGGACAGGGAAAAAGTTTTATGGGTATCACCATGAATGAGGATCGATAAGCTATTCTCAATCCCAAGCACAAAACTTGAGGGATAAGCCACCTGCAGTTCATAACGTTTGTTAGCCCAGCGTTTCCCTGGTAAGTGCACAAGGGGTGGTGTCCACATAAAGTTGATCAAATCCCGGCCATCATTATCCCCATACTCAGGGGTATCTTTCGTGCCATCAGCGTATTGGCTAATTTGGTTATCGATTAAAAGATACAAAGCATTGTCCAAGGTTGCTAAAAAGCTTTGCGCTTTCTCAAAATCCCCAGAAAATAACGACCAAGCATACAGGTTCGTGGAGTACATGGAGACCAACAGCTTATTCAGGCCAATCTTAAACCCACAAAATGCCCCTGATTTATACTTGAAGGAGCGACAGGCGCGGTAGGCCTGATTGGAAGTGGTGGTCGAGGTAACGTATTGTCGAACTAAGGGATCAACCGCATCACTTGGGGATGCTGCAAACTGCTTAGCCACGTTGAGAGTGCTAAAGGATAGTAGGCCATTTTGACTAACAAAATAAACATCATTAGCCATCTCGACCACGAGATTGCCGTGCACAATGCCAATTGGCAGAATCGAGGAGAATTCAAACTTGGGGCGGGTCGGATCAACTGCTGCCCCTAAGGGTTCAGATCCTGTCCACACTTGGGTTTTACCTCTGCCCATAAAGATGGTCAACCCACTGACATAGGCGATGGCTTCGAGATTATCTGGAGCACCATGGGTTTGCGCCAAATCGATAAAGGGGACGATTTTAAGTTTTTCATCAAACCAGTTGGTCAGCGTATTCGGCTGATAGGTAAAATAGACCCGCAAAGCTTGGACAGGATCACGGTAACTCAATCCCACTGCACCCACACCTAACGCCCAGAGGCGATTGTGGGCGACCAGCATAAAGCTAAAGGCAGGTGGCCAGTCCCGGTAAAATAGTTCAGGTGGATTCCCAAATGCCGGTAAAATATCTGCGGTTGTAATTGTGATCAGGTTTTGGGCTTGGAGAATATTGACAACCGTCGTGGTCGTCGTCACTCCATTAATTTTAAGCTGGATTTGATTATTGTTTTGATATTTAGTGATGTCAAAGACGTCAGCTTTTTGAGGTGAAAGACTAAAAGAAAAATGCGTATTATCGATGCGATTAAAATTAATTGCCGTATCTTCTTTAACAAAATCAACAACTTCGCTTAAAGTCACACCATCCCAACGCAAGACCTTATCAACCCCATTACAGATTAACAGGGTATTTAAAAAAGTCACCGACCGGGGCACACAACCGACACTTAACCCGGTTTTAAGCACAACGCCAAGGGTTGAGGACAGCAAGTCATAAACGTAGATACTGCCTTGAGAAAAGGCCACGGAATTAATCGTCACTCCCTCGATCGGTAGGGGAAAGGAATTGTCTTGTACCGTGATCGTAACCGTTTGACCGACGACAGTTTTACTGACGATTGTTGCATAAAGGGTGGTCACCCCAAGACTGGTGTAGGGAATTTTAATCGGTGTATCAACCCCAAATTTATCGGCAACTGCCGTATCAAAGCTAAATTGATTAGGGGCCAGCACTTGAAAATTCTGAGCTGTACCATCTTGGACAAAGGTTTGCACATAAAGTACCATCTGGCTGTCGCCATTAGCTTTGGCATAAGGGAAGGCTTCGATGATCACGGCATCCGGATCAAGGTTCACACCGCCCAAGCGTTTGGTGCCATAGCGCACGACACTTGAGCCGACAGGTGTAGGCAGGATGTTTTCAAAGACAACCGCAAAGTCTTGCGGCAACACTTCTGGAGCGATATTGCAGTTCATCCCTTGGGTGGGCGGATTAAACTCTAAAACGTTATAATTACCCTCTTGAAACATACTTCACCCCCTCCCGCTAGACACTACTGAACGTAGAAAACAGCTGACCACTGGAATTATAGAGATAAGCGAGTAGTCGAGTCTGACCGATTTCCCAACGTGCTTGGGCAGCTTGGGCTTTTTGCAAGTTCTTAAAACCACCTTCTTCTTGAAATAAATAATACAAAGCACCATCGACCAATACCGGATGGTAGGCTAGAGGGTATGGGATATCCTGTTCTGGGGTATTCTCGGCTAAAATGATGGGTTGCGGGACATACCAGATCTTGATTGAGGTTATCGTTGTCTGCGTTGGAACAAACTCCAAGACATCACGTTTAACAAAGTACTGGGTGGGATTACCATTAGCTGTAAAAGCTGGGTCTTTAGTAATTGCATCGCTTAAGGAAATTCGACGGAGTTGACGCTGATGGGTAAGGTCATAAACGCTGTTAACCAAATAGGGAGTTTCGGGGAGTTGTACCTGGTTTGAATCGACCTGATTGGCAAGCGTTACTTGAACCAGCAAATCCTGGTTAAAGTTGGCGGTGATCTGATACAACTCCAAATTAGCCAGGTTGAGATACTGCAAAAAAATAGCCCTCTCAACCTGGGTAATATTATCATTACCCAAAGAGAGATTGCCCATTAAGCTCAGTAACGTTGATACTTCCATCTAAAAACCCGCATCCTAATTACTACCCCGCCTTTCAGCGGGGCTTTAATTTAGTAATTACCAATCACCAGCAGCATGGCCATGACACTTAGGGCTGGAATTGGTACGCCAGCTGCTGGGACACTCACGTTGAGTATTTTTTGAGATGCATCAATAGTTATCAACGTATGGGTGTTTTGTGCGACAATGCCTAAGGGCAGTAATTCCCCAGTCGCTGCAACCTTTGGGGTAAAGGTTAAGATCGATTTGATTTTACCCGCACCTTTCCAGGTTAAGATATTGGCGTTGGCACCGGCAGCAATCCCTGCGGTGGTGATAATATCAAAGGCAACCAGCTGATAGTCACCCCCAGTTGATGCCACGTTTGTATTAACGTTGGCAGCGGTGGATGTATTTTGCACGTAGCGAACAACACTTGTCATGATTAATCTCCTTTATCTAAATTTCATTAAAAGCTTACAAATGAATGAATAATGCCTTGTTCAACCACCGTATTTGATCCAACTACAGCACCGGCAAGGGGCGCATATTCGCTGGCAAACTGCAGCATCTTTTGCCCACGAAACTCATGGCCAAAGTAGAGCTGAATGCGTTCTACCAGGTCATTTTCCATACCGATCTGCGGTTCTTCCGCCCAACCAACTGATAGGGCTCCTGCACCCATAAAAATGTTCCAGGCCGCTTGTTTGTTACCATCCGCACTGGTGATCGCATATTGATAGAGGTCACGGCAGCTATAAATCGCAATGCCACGGTACTCACCGACATAATCGGCACCATTGAGGGTCTGAGGGGTATTTTCTTGATCAATCACCGTGCCACGGTTAAAGGTTGAGTTGGCAAACAACGGATCGGCAAACAAGCTAGTGAGGGTTTGGGGATGGGCGAGATAAATATATTTGTTCATCGGCCACCCGGCTTTGCTTTTAATATAAGCTGGGCGTAGGGCATTTTCGGTATTGACCCCGATATCGGCAGCATTACCACGTTCCGCGTATTGCTTTAAGGTCTCCAAGTGACGGGCGGAAAGACCTGATCCTGCAGGTGTCGTTGCTGCTGAAGTCTGCATGCCATTGACCAACGTTGGGAAGGTGCCATTGGCTTGATAAGCTGCTCTTCCTAATAGTGTTCCTGCAGCGACCGGTAAAACTACACGATCATAAGAAGGGTAATTACCAGCAACGTTACCGGTTAAGGCAGAGCCTGTAGTCAGTGCTGGATAGACTGTGGAGGTCATTGCATTAAACAGATCGTAGTTTAAACACCTGGAGAATGCTTCGACCAATTGCTGACGCGCATAGGGTGGCAAATCAATCGGGGTACCGTAGTTAAGAATATCGTAGCCCTTGATCTGCACTAAAAAGCTTTTAAAATCGACATTGACCGCATCATAGTCAACCTGTTGTTGCTGGGCATTACCACGGCGTTGATCGAAGTTCAGCACGGGGTTTTTATAATCGAGGGCTTGCAGTTTACCCATGCGGTATTGCAGGCCTTCACCACGACTGAGCTGTTTACGAACAATGGGCCTGGTCGGCTCATTACCAATCAGGTTGTAAAGTGGGGTGATTTGTACCCATTCCTTAAAGACTTTAGTAACAACGTCAAAAGGGAAGAGGTTTTGGTTGATCCCGTTATAACCGGGTGCGGGGACTGGATAAAGTGCCATAAAAATTCCTTTTTTAAAAATAAACAAAAATATTTAAGTCACAACTAAAGTTGTCCTTAAAATGCGAATTTTCGTTCTTTTCAAAAAAGGTAGGGATTTAGGTAGAATTTGAAGGTAAGAGCCAGAAATTGGGCTGTCTTCAAAATTTACGCAATCGTCTTCTCATCCAAGTTGAATCCAAAAACGGGCGAACTAGGCTAGGCGTTTTTGTCTTCTCATATCGTCCTTGTCTCGTTCATGAAACAGATCATCAGAGGGATCTCGTTTTCCTGGTGGTGTGTCGTTAGACTCACCAACCTCATTGATACGATGACGCGGTTGATCATAGTCCTCATACTGTGCCAGTTTTTTAGTTAACTTGTCAATATTTTTGTTTAACTTATCAATTTCTTCATGCTTTTGTTTAATATAGTTTTGCACACTACCAGCACTCGCAATATCCTTGTAGGATTCATCATAATAAAGCTTTCCAATGCTGAGCATTTTTTTGGTAAGCTTAATGGGATCCTCGATAAGCTCAGTAAGATCCTCAAGAGCACCCTTAACTTCCTCTGGGGAGGCGAGGCTTAAGAAATAATCAAAGGCTTTGACTTTATCATCCAGCAGGTCATCATCGCTATATTTTCTGAGGTTTTCAAGTTGAGTGTTGGCAATTTTAAGCACCTTACCAAAGGGATGAGCATCGTATGGGGAAGTCTCTACTTCTTCTTCATGATCACTTTCCAAAGATGTTATTAAGCTCATACCTTCTTCCTCTGAAAGCGCACCATTCTCCATAAGAATTTTGGCTTGTTTTAAAGCACCTTTTAAGCGTTGGGCATTTTGTCGCCCATACTTCTGATTCTCCAGGATAGTTTTACGGTTTTTTTCTAACTCCGCTTGCAAGGTTTTAAGATCTGGGTTATTTTGAGCATTTTTATTTTCTGCTTTGTCAGCTCCCGACTTCGCATCAAGAGTTTCGTCTGATATGCTGTCCCCAGAACTGGTGACAGCTGATTTAGTGCTATCATTTTCATTGTTTTTAACAGCTTGGGGTTCAGCTTCTTGTGAGGTAGAAGGCAGACGATCACGATCTTCAAACAAACTAGAAATTGTATTTGGACTATGGTTGTCGGTCTTTGCTGGTTCTGACATAAATGCTCCTGTCTTTAGTTATTGGGTTAAGTGATGTAGCAGGTAGTGTACTAAGCTCAGTTAGTTCGCGGTATGAAACAAAGCTGTTAAACAGGTTGCTCGAATAGTCTGATGAGGCATAAAGTAGATCACCTGGCTCCAGAGTCAATGTCGCATTCAGTAAGACATCGACACGGTCATTGGGCTGAATCGAAACTTGCCTGGCAAGCGTAAAATAGGTTTCTGTGCCAAGTGTCACTTCTCTAGCGATGGCCAAGGTTATCACAATCGGATTGTCCGTGACATTAGCTAGGACAATGCCATCAATCAAACAGGTGCATGCATCATTACCAAAAATGATCACAGGCGTACTGCCAATACCACTAGTTGGGTTCATCTTAAAATTAACAAACGGTGAGGTTGTCATTAACCAACCCCGCCTTGTTGCATACCTGGCATTGGAGATGCTTGCCCTTGAGGGAATTGTACTGGATCACCTCGCCCTGCCACACCTTGTTCCATGGTGGTTTTTTGTTGCATCGCTTGCTGCATTTCTTGGGCGATTTGTTCTGGGTTGCGTACCCCCATGCGGCGCAGTAGTTCCGGTGAGAGCATTAGCCATTGGGCATGGGCGTTTGATAATAATGATTCAAAGGTCGCTTTTTGTTCTGCAAAGGAACTTTGGTAATCCGGCACTTCTTCAATGTACAAGGAAAGCGGGAGGGTGCGAATATCATTAAACACCGTTGGTTTGCCATTGACCTCTCGCACTAGATTCAAAATAATCACTTCCCGTTCATTCGGTGTTAGCAGTTCTACAGCTGCGTTCATCTCACTGCTAGATTGAATCATATTGAGGATAAAGCGGGATTCCCTTTTCTTCATTTGCGAGAAGTTATCAAAGGCAAAGACATTATTGCGTACACTGTTGACCTGACGCATGTGTTGGGCCACTCCACTGGTGGCATTGGTTTGAATCCCGAGCATTTCATCATGGATGCCAGTAACTCTTTGGATTAGCTTAAGGTAGAGTTCAACAATTTTAAGCTGCTCTTCCCCCATTTGCGCATTGCTGGACAGTTGAAACTTAGAGTCCTTGGGCAAGGCAATCACCGAATCAATTTTTTGCAATTGCTCCTGCATGCTTTGAATCGTCTGTCCTTGTAACGGATTTCCTTCAAAAATTAAGCGCGCCGAGTTAATCGCATAAATTGATTTAGTGACCCTGGCATTACAGTCGCGTTGGATATCTTTCATTGATTCCAAAAGTCCATAGGGGACGCCTGTACGGAAGCGGCGTTGAAAAACAATCGGAATATAACTAAAATCCTTTTGATCTGGGAAAGTGTCGTCCAAGGGTCCATGTTCCAGCAAGGTGTTGTCTAAAAACAAGGTACGCATGATGCGATCCCCTTTTTTTTCGCCAATTTCACCTTGGGCAAGCTCTTCCGCTTCCTCTAGCTTAAAAGTCTCAAAGAACCGGCCATTACTATCGGTACCACTATAGATTTTATGGGGCACCTTGTATTGGACTTCGACCACCAGGACTCGGCTGCCATTTGCCCCTGTGTACCCACCGTAATCGGTATAAGCCGAGTTTCTATCCATCAGCTCAGCCGATGAAATGCCCTCGTAATAAGAAAAACCTGCACCAAAATCAATCTCTTGAGCGGTCTTAGGCCACATAGACTTGACCATGTCTGGGCGCATCCAGCGTTTGCGGCAGACGTATTTCATCGCATCATATTGCGGGCTGAGATCATCGGGATCAGGCAGAATATTGAATGGATGGACATAATCATAAAAAACTTCACCATCTTCCTTGCAAAGATGACTCCATCCAATCCCACAAATAAGTGAATCCCTAAATTTTAAACTGCCTTTATAAGGTATTTCCTGGTGTTCTTGAATGTAGAACAATAGATGGGTTAAGGCTTCAGCAAGTTTATCATCTTGTACGTTATGGGAATCACTGCGGCAAGCAGTACGGTAACGAGATTGGATTTCAACACCGGAAAGATTATCGATAAAACCTTTGCAGATATTAACCGTAATGGGTAACTGTTCACGCGCATATAACTTTTCTAAATCTTTGGCTTGCCATTGTTCGGTGCCATCGTAAAACCCATAATCATTAATGCACTTTAGGCGAAACTCATTAGTTGATTGATGCAGATTTGCTGCCCTAAAATATTCTTGGGCCGTATCTAAGGCCTTTTGTCTAGTTTGAGAAAGCGGGTACATCTAACTACTGGGAGTCAGCAGTTAAAGGAATCTGCGTTTTAATCGCCTGGAGGTGTTTGACCAGATCATCAAGCACAACTCCCAAATTCCCACAGATTTGGACGTATTGTGGATTGAGATCCCCTTGGTAATTAAACACTACTGTACCGTATTGTTGGCAAAATTGCGCATCAATATTGAAGTTTGCTAAATCTTTGAGACATTGCCGATTCGGAGTGATGGTCATGGTTTATTCCTTTGCAAAGAGCAAGTAAAAGAAATATGAGAAAACATTATAAAAAAACTGATGTAATCCAGGTGCAGTATAGCATATTGAGCTAAAAAATCAACTTTTAACCTTTTCTAACTTTTGGTTTTGTACTTTCAATTAGAATAGTATTCTTTAATGGTAAATATTCCTTATGATAAAAAGACTGAAAAGCCAAAATTAGATAGGAAAGAATTTCTGCAAGGTTAATCCCCTTAAAATCAGGATGGCATTGCGGACAATCTTTTAAGCTGCAAACAAAGCCTTCTAGAGCTTTGGGATGACTTAGAGCATTGCCGTTAAACAGTCTGGCGACATCATCATACAATGGGCCAACCGCAACATGATTGGAGGTATGACTAGGTAATGCATGATCGGCTGAGTGATGACCAATCGGATCAGAGCCGATTAAGTCAGCGGGCTTCCAGGTATAGGAATAGACATCGAGATTTAAAATACGCTCGAGATAATCTTTTTTAAAAATATCCTTTTTGCGCATTGAGTCCTTGAGCTTTGCATTTGATGCACTAATTAGTACTCCTGAAGGGTTGATATAGGATTTAAGCACTCCCCCATAGAAAAACTCAACGGCCGCTTGACCCGAGTTGCCATAGCATACGGCGTTATATTTTCCGGATCCAAATTTCCCTTCCAGATTAACCAGTAGTACATGATCAGAGAACGCACCGGTGCCAGAAATCAGGTTATAGGAACCATTGGAAGCTAGATAATCCCAAGTGCCATTACCCTTAAGAAAGACATTACTATTGTTAGGATAGCCACTAAGTCTGGTTGAACTGAGTTGCCCTGAAGTGTTATTGCTGATGTCAAAGACTTTAGTGTCAATATAGGTTTTATTGCTGACATCTTGGGGATTGATCGGATTAGCACAATTGATGATGCCATTATTTAACATATTCAAGCTGCCGTTATTTAATAGTTCCATGCGTTTGGTGGCATTGGTAGCAAACTTGAGGCTGGCTGACCCTGATGCCCAGACATAGGCTTCAGAGGTGTTATTGTTAAAACCGAACTGCACACCCGTACCGGTAATATTGCTATCCACCGTAAGACCTGCCGCAGTTGCCGCAGGATTGGTGTTTTTAATCGTTAGACCAGAGCTAAGATTATCTAGATCATTGGTGGTGATTGTCAGAGGATTCACCCAAGCACCATTGCCATTTAGAAAATATAGACTGTTACTAGGATATCCATTGATTCGTGAGCTGTTTAGCTGGCCGGTGGTGTTGTTATTGATATCAATCGTGGTGACCGCAATGGTGGGATTACCGGCAATGCCATTACCGTTGGTTACACTAATCCCAGAGCCGGCAACTAAACTACGCCCAGTATAGGTTGCCGTACCTGTGCGTGCCAGTAATCCAGTTGTGCTAAGATTGGCTAGGCTTTGTAACTCTAGATTTAGAGTTAGCCCAATGGTGCCAGCTCCCGTTATCGGCGAGCCAACAACACTCAGACCGGGTGATCCGGTAATCGCTACCGAGGTAACCGCCAAGTTGGGAACTGTGGTGTTGACATAACTCTCACTGGCAAGCGGTTGCCAGGTGGAACCATCACAATACTCGAGCTTAACCATTTATCAACCGTTTGCTCCAACCACATCCCATTGTTACAAACCATTGTTAAAGCGAATCATGCCTGGCGTTAAAGTGACCGGTCTTTGGGCAGCAGTGCCACCTGGCAGGGTTGCTGAAGCGGTTCCTGGTAACACCGGATTAGCGGCAATGCTTAAGGTGGCAATGTTGTTGGCCATGGTCACCAGGATTTGATTGGTGGTACCTACCACGCTATCTAGGCCGCTTTTAGCAAGTCTGGCAAAAACGATACTTGTCGTACCCACAGCAGTGATTAATGCGGTTTGCATCCAGGAAGTCACCCCATTGATTGTGCCTGAGGCAATGTCCACCACTCCACCTTGCAGCATTTGCGAAGGGGAATCATAATCACTTGCGCGAGTTAACACCCAAGGCACTGTAGCCGAACCGACATTGGTGACGGTATAGAGACCATTTTGCAATTGGGTGGTTTGGTCTTTCACTAAAATTCGTGCATTAAGCGCTGGCGTTACTCCATCTAGGGTAAAAACCAGGTTAGCACTGCTGGTAAGTGTTGCCCCAACCCCTAATGTGCCATTGGCATAGGTTGCCGCTAAGTTAGTAGTGGTTGCGGCAAGGCATGGTTTTAGATTGATGAGAGAATTGATCACGAAGTTTTCTGTAGCTAAATTATACCAGCCCGTACCATCCGTATATTCTAATTTACCAGTAGGGGTTGGTGGTACAGCTTTGACCGGAGAGGCTGGAGATTGAGTTTGCAGTTCATTTAGATTTTGTACTGTCAAATTAGTCGCTGATGATTCTGTAGTCATAGTATTTATCCTTTTTAAAAAATTAAGAGCTTTATTCTTTAATTATAGCTTAAAGTATGGCTTGAGTACATTAAGCAGCCCCATTATTGTAGCGTACCATGCCAGCAATGGGGGTAGCTGGACGTTGGGTATTTGTTCCCTTGGGAATAGTCATTGCCTCAGATCCAGGCAGTACTGGGTTGTTTGAAAAATTAGTGGTTATCGGGTTAAGTAATCCGCCTGAGCCATAGATTGCCCCTTGCAAGGTAATGCCAGTATGAAGCAGCGTATTCAAGCTATCGGCAGCACTGACAGCACTTGCTTGGGCATTGGTTGCTGAAGTTGCGGCATAGTCAGCACTACTGGAAGCATCAGAGGCGGAACTGGAAGCACTACCTGCGGATAGACCTGCGGCAATTGCTGAAGCACCGGCTCCTAAGGCTGATGCTCCAGCCGCAGTTGCCGCTCCACTTGCTGTCGCTGCTGCACCAGTTGCTTCTGTGGCGGCAGCAGTCGCCTCTAAGGCAGAGGCAGATGCTTCTTCCGCACTCACCGCTGCTTCTTCTGCAGCTGCTTGGGCTTGAGCTTTAAATTCCTCGGTCTCAGCTTTAATCTGCTCCAAGGTTTCCTTGGTCGCATAGTCCTGGTCAGGAATTGCGACGGCAATTACACCATCATCGCCAGCCTTTAAGATTTTAGGCTGTATTCCTACCAGCTGATTCAAGCTTTGGGCATTGGTTAAGCTTGAGTTGGGTTGTTGCAAAATATACCGCGCATCGACAGGCGCTACTGCAATAGTCACTTCTACTGGTCGGTTGTTGGCATCACCTTGCCAAACTGTTCCTTGCTTAAGATTAGGTAAATTGGCAACTGCAATCGTAGGCTGTGGGGTAGCAATATTGGCATTGTTACCGATCCATAAATTACCTGACGCTAAGGTTGGGGTGAGGTAATCAACATTAGAAGTGGCAATTGCTAAAACCCCAGAGACATTCTTGATCAGCCCGTCATTTAGAGCACTCAAGGCTTGGGCCTTGGGCAAGCTTGGCACCGGAGTGTTAACTACAAAGGTGGTTTGCAAGAGCACATCCAACTGCTTTTGTAAGAATTTGACGTCAATGGTTAAATCAATCAGTTTAAACGTTGGCAAGGGGCGGCTGTTCTCATCGCCCATCCAGACATAGCCTCTCTCTAAATCAGGCAGAGGTTGATTGATGCTAGATAAGCCCGTAACTGGCGAAATAAAAGGGTCGGTATAGCCGGAAAGATATTTCATATAAAATATTCCATAACTCGCACCTATCCAGCGTTAAAATGCTCAATGAAGTTTTGGATCTTTAAGGCGTCCGTATCATATTGCTGATTGGCATAGCTCGCCAGATTAGCAAGCTGTTCGGTTGAGTAATTGTCCAACGATGAATCTTGCCCTGGCAGAAATTGATACTGGAATCGATAATTAAAAATATCATCAAATAAATCCTGGGTTTCAAACTCCATAACCTTGGCATTGAGTTCCTGGGGGCCAGCGATAAAGACATTGTCCATCAGGTAAAATAGGTAATCCACATTATAGGGGGCGATGCTGTTCGGTGATAGATTGCGAGATGTGGTTAACAGATTGATTTTTTCAATTGATTCTGGGTATTTAAGTAGTAACTTTTTCCTAAGCTTTACCAACTCATACTGAACGTCTTGCATCAAGGCACTCTCTTCCAAGCCCCCTTCAACTGTAGGTTCAAAAGCCGATCGCAAAGCTGTCTCGGGAACAAAGGCATTATGGGCCACGCCAGTGCCAACGGACAAGACGCACAAACGCGTCGCCTGGGGAAACAGCTGGCGCGCCACTGAAAATGCTGTGGTTACAGGGTTATTTTGATAAACCCCACCATCAATCAGGGTTTCTCCACTCACAGTTGCTGAGGGGAAATATAGTGGAGCGGCACTAGTGGCAAGCCCGACATTGACTACTTCAGTGTTAGCCCCAGTCATAAACGGTTCAAAGCCGGTAATGTTAGAAAAGATGGTTGAGGTATCTTCACCCGCATCCCAACTTGGGATAATCACCTTACCCGGGAGATCACTGAGTTTGAGGGTTGTACCAAAGACTTCCTCTAAGGCAGCTTGTAAGGGGCCTTGACCATAAAAGGTGGTGGGATAGGTTGGCAACCCCATAATCACACTGAACTTATAGGCTGACAGCGGTAAGATCGAGTTATAGTAAAAAATGCTGGCCCCTTTACTGCTAAAAAACTGCAGCATCTCATCTGGACTTTTACCATAGGCATATCCTAACGCCTGCACTCCACCAATTGAGGTGCCAGTGATAATATCAAAACTATTAAACAGCTGATTAGCGGGAATACCCGCTTGCACACAAAAGCGTTTGAGAAACGTCGCTGAGAGGTAACCACGCATGCCACCGCCATCCAGGGATAGAATCCTTACGGTCTTAGCGGTTTGTGGGGTGGTCATGATTCAGCTTTTCTTCTTCAGTCACGGCATCATCAACCACCTGGCGAACCTCTTCCTCCCAAAATAATTTAGGGATATCGCAACCGGTACAGCTAAAACCTATTGCAAGTAGCCAGAATATTCTAACGCTCATAAATACCCCCCACCTTGGGAGCGCATTCTACCAATGGGTCTTGGCATTTTTTGCGGCCGAGCAACGCCGAGTCCGGACATTACGACATAGCGCATACAGTCCATGAGATGGTCATTGCCTTTGCGAACAATGCCATTTTCATCGCGTCCGTAGATGCGGAGTTCCTTGAGAGTTTGTGATAGGGAGCTAAAAATTTTAAGTTGCCCATTTTGCATCCGCGTCAAAGTTTGCGCAATCCCTGCTTCTTTAGCATTATCAGCTTTGGTTAAATGCACTAAGCCCACGTCATGGTAAACCTGGGCGAGTTTATCGCCATCTTTGACACTTGATTGTAGCCCTGAAGGATCGAAAACGCCTGGAATCCAATCCGCTCCCAGTTTTAAAAGATTGGTGGCATGTTGTTGAGGAGTGAGTTCCGGTAAAGCATATTCAGAGTAGAAATAGATAACATCATTATCCCGATCATGAGCCCCAAACAGTGCTGCGGTCGGAGCCGTCCAACCAAAGTCCAGACCATAAACCCGTGGCCAATAGTCTGGAATATTAAATGGATCACAAATAATTGCTGATTCAGCGACCGGATAGACCATACCAGAGCCAAGCGATGGAATACCTTTTTCTCGGGCTTCCAATTCATGGGGTGCCATGCCGGATCGCAGTTGTTTTTTTTCTGATTCGCTCAAATACGGGTTATCATTCCAACCTGCTTGCACAAACCCACGCCCATTCAGTGCTTCGCCTTCCCTGGCATCATCTTCATTGGTAAAGCGTAAGATCGTATTGGTCATCCCCAATAATGGGGTTGCCGTAATCATCATCATCCCAGGATCGGATACCCCATCAACACTCATCAGGCGCATCAGTAATTCCATATATAAACTATGGGGTGGTTCTTCATCACAGTGGATTAAATCGACTCTTGCCCCTTGCAAAGCTTCACGGCCTTGCTGGTAGCTTTTAAAGCACAGAATTGATTGACCTCCACTAACATGGCGTACCCGAACCGTATCAACCGCATCGGCTAAGCCGCGCCGCATCGTGGTGGACAAGATAATTGCTGGGGCTAACGCTCCAGGGCTTGAAGCTTTAGGATCACCAATGTAATACTGCTGCAAGGTTGAGCGTACCGTTTCATTGGATACGCCAATCGCCCAGGCCATAATCGGTTTTTCAAAACGATAGCCTGACCAATCCTCAGGATAGACGCCACTAAGGTGCATACAGACTTCAATTGCTCCACCATAGGTTTTACCCGTACGATTACCCGCCAGAAACAAACGTTCCCGAGCCGTTTTACCCAACTCATGAAACTGCTTTTGTTTTAAATGCGGTTCATAATACGCAAAGGTCCGGTGAGCATACCATGCCTCTTTCATAATCTCAGCTGAGCTCAGGTTATTTTCCAAAGACCAGCTCATGGATTTTCTTCAATTTATCTTTACTCAACGAGCTTTTAGTCAGCAAATCCTCCGATTCCACCTGACCAAACAGTTTGAGTTGCTCCTTAGCCAACAATAACAAAATCCCCTGATCATTTTTTTCCATGGCCAGATGGTGGAGTTTTTCCCAAATCCGCCCCAAACCAGATTGGTGGCCAGCTTCCATGGCTTGACGATATTCAGGTTCTTGCATGCGTTGTTTAGCAAGCTCATAGGTGATGTTCCAGCGTTGAGCATAGTCCGCAGCAATTTGGTCGGAGCTCATTCCAGACACAGCTTTGCGTCTTACAAAATCGAGATAATCTGAAGTGGGCGTTGAACTAAGGGGTGTCAATTCCATATGTGTATAACCTTGTGGATAAATATGTTGATAACCTGTGAATAAGTATCAGGCTAACAAATGTAAGTCTAAAAGACAAGCATTCACAAAGTAATTATTTATGGTGAATTTTTATTTGAAGTAATGAGTTATATACACACTAAGGTTTGAGCACAAAATTAAACTGGTGATAAATAGTCACCATTTGAGATTTATACTTAATTTTTCAATTAATTAATACTCGTTTAATTTTTCAAGGGCTGCACTTACATCCCAAATTTTAAAACTAAAAACATTCTCCCCAACCACTAACCGAATTGGGTGGTATAGAGGCTGATGCGTAACCAAGTTTCCTTGTTTACTAGTTTTATAAATATCATAAGGCGTCTCCTTAATAATAGGTTCACCCAAAAATATAGTCATATTAGCAGGATTTAAAAAAAGATCTTGCTCATGAGGATCAACATGAAGAATTAAAGGAATTTTATCTGGTAGATTGTTAAACCTTTTTTCGGTAACCTTGTCCTTGTCATCAAGTTTTAATGGTAGAGTATTGGAGACAACAACATGCATTTGGCCTTCAAAAGGATAAGAATTAAGCCTACTGCGTGCTCCTATTTCTAAATCGTAACATATGTCTGTTGATACAATTTTTTTACCTGTATCTTCACCTTCGCCAAAAATGTATAGGGCTGTTTTTTCTTTTATTGATTTAGTAGTTAAGAAGCTATTGGCCTCATCTTTATAAGAGACCTTTCTATAAGAACCCACCATTTTTCCTGATGAGTAAATAAATGATTCATTTTGAAAGGTTAAGTAATCTGTGTCGTCTTGTAAACTAAGTAGCAATTCACTTATCTCAAAATCCGGGTGATAAAAAAATGAATCCACATTTTCTCCTAAGTTTTGAGGCCATTTTTCTTTGAAGTCGTTGACTAGGCCTTTATACTCTCCCCCACTCATCTTTTTATCGTTAAAATAAAGAAAATTTACGTGAAAAAAAGCTGAAGGAACTTCTTGTGAAAGATTGATTATCTGTTTTGAAACATTATCAAACTCTTCAAAAGAAAGAGGAGCATATTTCTCTAGGTTTTTGTTTTCGTCAGCTTTACCAAAGAACATCTCATTAAAAACAATCAGATAATCTTTTTTTGCAATTGAATGACTTATTTTTTTTATCTTTTCCAACACCAATTCATTTTCTTTTTGACGTGTTTTGAAAAAATAAGGATTTCGTTGGCACTTTGCTTTTAAATCTGCAAAACGATTAAGTTCTTTTGAACTTTCTTGTTTTATAACTCCCTCAGTTCTGTTTAAGAAAAACTTTGAGATTTCTTTAAAGCTGATTAAATTAAGTAAATCTTTTTTCAATAGAGTGACACCAAATTGATCCACTTTTAAAGATAAAGTCTTTTGGTCATAAAATTTATTTTTACCTTTTGCTGACTCCGTTACGGTTTCTATTTTAGAGGAAATAAAAGATTCTATTAAGCCAGTTAACTCAGAAAAATTTTGGATTGTTTGTAATTCTCGCTGTTGTGTGCTCTTTAATTCTTCATTTAGTTTGGCAAAGAACCAATCGTAATCTTTTTTTCTTTCATCAAGGTACTGAAGCAAAATTTTTGGTGTGAGATTCCCAAGATCTTCAACGGTATGCTTATTAATTTTTTGGTAAGTCGAGTCATAGTATGTGCTAAAATCTTTAAAAAACTGTTCATCTTTCTCTATAGATTGGGATAAAGCTTTAGGAAGATCAGTATTTTCCACTAAAATAGACATTAAAGTACCAAAAACGGCGTTTTGTTCCTCTAATGTCAGTTTAGGATAATTTAGATCATCAACAGTTTCTCTAGTGACAGAAATGACGTAAGTTTTTGAAAAGTCATGCTTAGCCTCCTCCATTGAATACACAGAAGATAACAACGTAAAACTGGAGAGTGTTAACCATAAAAACTTCCAGCTATATCCCTTAACATTCATTATTTTCTCCATCAATTTTTAAATACCTTAACATAACAACCAACATTTAATTTTAGAGAGCAATTAAGCGTGTAATATTCATTTTAACTCCAGCGTAAAGTTAAACTGTGTATTTCCTACTTTTTCTTGATTAATTTTGTAAGAAGAAAGCTTATCTAATGCAGCATGTGTGTAATCTTGTTCCCAAGATATAGAGAATTTTTCCAAGTCACTCTGCTTTAGTGGATTCGCCACTTCAAATTCAATTTCATCAGAAGCAGTTCTTTGGTTTGTATGCATAAAATATAAAGTTGGCACCACTGAAACCTTGAAATTAAGAGTGTCTTGTGGATTAAGTTCTACTCCTTCCCCAATATCTGCATTTAACAAACTAGAATAATTATCCTTAATACTCTGAACTACAATAGGCTGCTTCGTATTATTCTTAAGAGTAATCTCCAAATCTTCGCTTGCGTTTAGACTAGCGACTACTCCTGCACAAATTAATAATTTCTTGAACATTTCTATCTCCTTAATTTTTGGTTGTTACCAACTTAATTTTCTGTTCGCAGAATAACACGTTCATGGTTAAATCCACAATCCCAATTTTTGGGGGTATTGTTCCAGTTAAGTTAAATCATTAAATCCATTAAACTTCCACATAAATCTATAACTAAAGCTTGTTGACAGATTTTTCTTATTTTTAGCCCATTCTGTATAAAATCAGTTTATGGTGCTTAAAGCGCATTTATGGAGGTTTGTGATGTGGTCTGCGTGGGCAAATGAAATTAATTAAGAGCTTTCCACAAAGAAAATTTCTGGCCACGGGAATTGTGGGGACGAGTAGGTATACCCATATCCCTTTTGGCTGTGTGGTTAGATGCCCCCATACCCCCAGGGGGCAGTCTTGGTAATCCAAATGGCATACCTATGAGGTAAAGTAGAATTTACATAAACCTTTTATAGAGACTCACCAGTGCCATACAATTGATATCTATGCTAGGGGTTATAGCCAAACATAACTAATCCACTCTAAAACGTCTTTAAATGAAGTTTTCCACATCAGTCTAGTTTTCCACCAGAAAACTGTCAATCTTCCTCAAAACTATAGACCATCGCCTTAGTCAGGCGATTGTATATAGCTTGTAATCGTTTGCCACAAACAAGCTACATGTTGATAATAGCAAAAAGTTATCAGATAGTTAGCACGAAATGAGATTTGTGGTAAGTTGAATCACTGGAAAGCCGCAGTTTTGAGCCATTACTATTTTTTTCGTGTAGTAAGTAGTAGTAAGTATGCAGTAAGTTGGAAGAGCCTGTAAAGAAGAGAATATATAGGTATATTAAGATATTTTTTTTTACATACTGCACTTACTGCGTCTTATTTTCTTGATTTTACCTTTATAAGGGTGCTGTATATGCAGTAAGTACTCTCTAACCCTTGCTTTTCTGGGGCTTTCACTTACAGCACTAGTACTGCAGACTTACTACAAAAATCCACTGTAAGGGTATGTAAATAAGGGAATTCAACTTACTGCAAACCCATTTTAATGCTATCTATACGCTAACTTTAAAATAACTAATCTGGATAAAGTGATTATAGCAAAGGCTTACAACCACTTAACCTTAAATTAATATAGGCGAAGGTATAGCCTGTGGAAAAACCCTAAATCCTCTGAAACATCTGTTTTTAAGCCATTTATTGATCAAAACATGACTATCATTTTTTTGTTACGTATTTTCTATAACCAGAAAAGGTGAGCACTAATTGCATGCAATTTAATAAATTACCAAACACTAACTACACATTTACTGTTATTAACAGACCTATAACAAAAAACCTAAAATTATAATTTGTTTTGGTTTTCAATAAATATTAGATTGGCAATTGAAAAACAACTTTATTTTTAGACAAGGATTTATCAATGACAAATGAAACAAGTTACAGAAAGCACAAAAGATTAAGGAGTCAGGCAAATCAAGCTATTAATCTTGTACAAAATATTATGGACACTACAGAAAGTTCTGACTTTATAGTTCTTGAAAATTTGATGAATAAAAAAGTTAGTGTGTATAAATTTTGTAGAGATTTTCCCAAGCAGATAGAATGCCTATTTCATTTATTAGATGAATTAGAAAAAATCAGCAAACAAAACAGACATAATATGTTACTAACAGATGAACAGCTAGATGAAATGTTGCTTTTATATAGTTATAAAGTACCACACGCTGAAATTGCCAGAAAGTTTAACATTTCATATCCCACTGTAAAAAAGTATTTAGCAATATCTCAAAATAGGAAAGAGAAAGAAGACCAAAATAGTGGCAATTAATCATCATGTTTGCTCTATTTTCCAGGCATTGCTAACTCACAATTTTTAGTGGTATACGTGGCTTCAAATGGTGAAACCAAGAACAGCCATGGCCACAAAATACCATCCATTAAAAGATCCTAAATACATGTCTATAGCCATGAAGAGCTTTTTTCGAAAGAAGCTTAAAGGCCAGCTTAATGCTCTACATAGAAAGTGTTTAACCTTTGGAAAAACCTTACAAGTCACAGCCATTAAAGAGCCTGATTTTGTTGACCAAAGCTGTTTAAGTGAAGAGCGATTTAATCATTTTGCGTATTATAGTCATGAAAGACGTCAGCTTCATGAAATAGAGCTGGCATTGCAACGATTATACAATGGCAATTACGGTTATTGCTTAGCCACTGGTGAACCAATTGGTGTGAATAGGTTGCTTGCCGAGCCATGTGCAAAGTATAGTTTGGAACAGCAAATGTCGCGTGAAAATCATAGAGTTTTTGCCAATTAAAGATGTGTCTCTATAAACCTTGAGGTTTAGGCGTTGAAAATATATTTGCATCGCCTCTTGTTTATTATTTCTAATGAGCCTAAATAATAAGCCATTAGGATCAAGCTTGGTTCACTATGGCTATTTTTTCGTCCTTAAGTCGCCAACAAAAGGAAGCTGTTGGGCTTTTGCAAGCTGGCACTTTTCTCGAATATTTTGATCTCATGCTCTACGTTCATATGGCAGTTCTGCTCAACGAATTGTTTTTTCCTAAGGTTGACCCTCGAACAGCATCTTTGTTATCAGCATTTACTTTTTGCACAACTTTTGCGTTGCGTCCTGTTGCAGCTCTTTTGTTTGGTTGGATAGGAGATACATTTGGTAGAAAACCTACGGTTATTATCACAAGCCTTATGATGGCCTTATCTTGTATTATTATGGCAACCTTACCACCATATGTTCAAATTGGTATCACTGCTTCTTATTTGATGATTTTATGTCGTGTATTACAAGGGTTTTCTTCTATAGGTGAAATTATATCAGCTAAAACTTATTTGGTAGAAACATTTCAACCACCTATGCGCTATTTTGTGACGACTTTAGTTTCCGTTTCTGCTGCTTTAGGAGGCACCTTTGCTTTAGCAATTGCGTCACTTTTCACATTAAAAGGATTTGATTGGCGCATTGCTTTTTGGTTTGGCATGTCTGTAGCAGCAATAGGTTCAATTGCAAGAAATCGTTTAAGAGAAACTCCTGAATTTATACGAGCAAAAAAAGAAGCTGTAAATAAACATTTTGATAAAAAAACTTTTTTTGCTTACTTTTTTATATCTTGTGGTGCATCAGTTTGCTTTTTCATTGCCTATGTTTATTGCGGTGATATACTCAAACACACTTTTGGTTTCACACCGGAACGAGTTATTCATAATAATTTTTTTGTTTCATTGTGTGACCTCGGCGATACCTTGATTATTGCTTTTTGTACCTTAATTATTCACCCACTTAAAATAACAAGAATAAAATTTTATGCCTTTTCTATTTTTGTCTTCGTTCTACCATTCATACTTTTTACTGCTAAATCACCATCTTACGTGCTGTTTGTTCAATGTTTAATATGGTTTGTTAGTATTGAAAACAATCCTTCAGAAGCTATTTTTATCAAGCATTTTCCTGTATTAAAACGCATTACAAGCGTTACTTTTGCTTTTGCATTAGCTCGAGCATTAGTTTATTGCATCACTTCATTTGGTTTAATTTATATAACGGATATCTTAGGTTATTTTGGATTATGGGTCATATTGCTACCGATATTAATTGGTTTTTACTGGGGGTTAGACCACTTTGAAAAACTAGAAAACCAAAAGCAAGCTCAATTTCATACTCCACACCCACTCTCAACTAACCCCAATGAACTTAAACTGACAGCGATAAAATTATGATTATCAGTTTCCTCGCTAATCATAACAAAACTTAACCAGCCTAACCACATGAGGTAACTTTTATGCTTAAGCGTTTTGTAGCCCGTCTTTTAATCATCACACAGATTTATAGCAATTTATTTCAGGGCGTGGCGCATGGTAACTTTGCTGACCATCATGCTATCCAGAATGAAATCTATCTCCACAGTTCCGTTGGTAAGGATGGTGCCTTGCGTCTGTCCTTAGGTACGGACCATGGCACAACCAAAGATCCTGAGTTGCTCGAACTGTTCGAGGTGCCGTCTTATAAAAGCTTGGTCGCTCCACCCAAACCACTGCAACAAACTGTCGTAGATTTGCTCGACGTTGTTGAAACAGAGATGTCCGGGGACGCCGAGTCTTTGCCTGGTGACCTCAGCTTTGAATCTAATGGTATTACGCGTAAAGCTGAAGGTACGTATTTTACAATTCAGGGACTAGAAGTCTTTATCAATAATGATCATGAGATGTTAGTTCAGGGTCGGCAAACAGATTTTTCTAAGCCGATCTTTTTGAGTGGGGCAAAAAGCATCATCTTAAATAATGTAGATGCCAGCAGCTTAAAATTACTCTCACCTTCCATATTAGGAGTTGGACGCTCAACCATCGATTTCTTATCTTTAGAGGGATTAACTGACGCTGCGGTCTTTATCAATGGTGGTTCTTTAACAGCAAAAGAGATCTTTTTAAAAAATCTCTCCACCTCCAATCTTGGCAAGATAGAGACAGTTGCCATAGAGGCGCAAGCCGGAACTTTAAAAAATACTGGAACCCTAGAAGCTGAAACAAATATTACCCTAGGGGTTAATAGCTTTACTAATAGCGGTGTTGTCACCGCAGAATCGGTCCAAGGCTTAGAAGCTCTCCAAGAGTTTGCCAATACTTCTAGTGGGCGACTATGTGTTGATGAGCTCTTTAGAACCGGGGCACAGACAGCCGTGATTAACCACGGAAGTTTTACTGGGGGTGATTGTCAATTTACAGGACCATCCTTACTGCAGAATGGTAAAATGCACGTTAAAAGCTTACGTACTGAAGCAGGTACAGAAATTACAACAGACGCCTCACAGGAGCTGGTTGTCGAAGATACTTTAGTCAGTAAATCTAGATTGCCTTGGCAACTTTTAGGAAGCGTCCGCGCTAAAGAATTCACTCACTTGGGAAGATTAGATTTAGCTGGTGATCTTACTACAGCTTCTTTTACAGGACATGGAAGCATTCAAGCTACTGGTAAACTTAAAGGTGAACAATCACGGTTTATTGATGATATCCTTAATCTAGGCGAAATCGATACCCAAACTTTACAAGCAGATGCAAGATTATCGACGCACGGTAAGGTTCATGTCAGACGTACCGCCAGGGTGATCGGGTCATTTACGGTGGGTGCTGATGGAAGTTTTACAGGCTACGAGGCTGAACCTTTAGCGTTAAGCTTACATGATGCCGCTGATATCGCCGGTAAGGTTGACGTTGATCATCTTGATGCAAAAGCTATTCACCTAAGCGGATCTGGTCAACTGTTGGCTGCTCAAAACACCACAATTGATGGAGATCTGGCTATTGAGGTAGATGCCAAAGCGCACCTAAAAGGCTTAAATTTTACCGGTGGCGAAATTATCAACCTTGGTAAGTTAAGGATTGTGGGAATTGATTTGGTGCAAGATGCCGTAATTAAACTCACTAACGCAGGTAATGCCAGTATTGATGCTGCATATACTTTGCCGAAGCTTGATGAGCATAGCCCTGATAATTTAGCGGTAATGCATGGCGTTTCACCAATTTATCCTGAAATTCTTGAATTCAAAGAAGCACAAATGGCAATGAGGGCAACACATGAAGAAATGCAGCTTGTGCGCAGCCAAATTCAAGAAATTCCCTTGGCACCGACAGTAGCTTCTGGTAACCCGATTGGCAAGATTAACTTTTTAATTTCAAGAGCTTTAAACACAATTGCAAAATTACCACCCCAAGACCGTGGAGTTTTATTAACGGAACTAAGGGATAGAATTAATCTAATTGCACCTACATATTCTGGATATGATTCCGGCATCTTGACTACTGCTTTTAATGGTATACGTAACAGTTTTGCACCTAAAATACAGGCAGCTATAGATTTTGCCTTTGAACAAAACAAACACTTGCAACAACTGCAACAGGTGCTTATTTACAAAGATCTAATGCCAGAAGTCTTTCAGGTTAAGGGTTTGCCCGCTGCAACTGATTCACTACAATCGTTTCTTGCTGGGGTTGAACCAGTCGCCTTAAGTAGAGATCTGGTAGTACTACTACCGGAAGCTCGTATATATCCCGGCTTTGCTAGCGCTAATCCGGTGCTGATGAAAAGAGCAGCATCAAAGTTAAAGGCTCTATGTGAAGGCAGGGAATACGCTGAAAATACAATCTTTCCTGAATTCATTAGCCTCAATCCAATGCTGGTGAAAATTGCCGCCTCAAGATATAAAGAAATCTCAGAAAATCCCCTAATTCTGCCAGAACAACTGCTTAGCATGCCAGCAGAAGTTGTTAGCGCTGAACAACATCTTATTCAACAACTCCAACAACAGGTTGAATTTTTGCAGCAAGTATCAGCTTTCAGAAAGCAGATGCCAGATATTCCCCAAATTAAAATGCAGGTACTCAACCAAGTATCAGGACAACTGACCCTAAAATCAGGCAGATTTGAGTTTGTGGGTGATGCTACTCTAGTTAACCATGGTACTTTAATTCAAGAAAGTGCTTATACTTTGTGGCTGACCGGCAACCCAAGTGAATTTAATCGAGGCACCTGGAGGACGAACGGCTCGTTAGGCCTGTTGAGCTATCAAGGCAAAGATATGGGTAAGCTGGAAGTTGAAGGTGCCCTCGAGGTAGACACGCCTGTAGATGCTATGGAAGCCTTCCGTGGTTTGGCACAGTTTAAAGCTTCAAAAGTTATTATGCATGCACCGAGATTGTTGGTTAATGAGGACAAGCAGTTTGCGATGCCAGTGGAATTGCATATTCAAGATATGTTTAGTCTGCAAGCAAAATTGACAGCCCCAGCATTTGTCGTGAACGCCAGAAGGTTAGAACTGGGTTCTGGCGAAGGAGGCTGGGGAGTTTTATCGGCCTACCAAGAGGGCATTGACATAACCGTGACTAGCTTGAATAACAGGTTTGGTCATATCATCGCGATGCAGGACGCACAACTTACCGTCAATGGCGATGAGTTTTTTAATGGGGCTTGTTTATTAGACCCGAACTATGCAGAGCCAGCTGAAGGTGTCTTGGCTTACGAATACCCAAGAAAACGCAACGGCGCAGCAATCTCGGTAGGCAGAGACCTTAAGATCGCCGTCAAAGGCCAAAATGCTCTGTTGAATAATAACTATGGCTTAATGCAAGCAGATGGTTACCTCGATCTGTTCTCACAAAAACAAATGAGCAGTATGGCTGGGATTATCTCTGCAAAAGGAGGTGGTTTGATATCATCACCTGAGATTATTGTGAAAAGAGAAGACAGGGTGCAAAAACCCTATGGTTCAAAATTTTGCGATGGACATTTTTATTATAAAAAAGGTTGCCAGGTCAGAGATTCCTGTAGTGGGGGTGGTCGTTGTTCGCAAGCCTATCTGACCCGAGAGCAATCTGATGAAGGCTGGATTAATGTTGGGGGTGGAGATTTAGAGATTGATACAGACTCATTGACGGTTTTAGCTTCCCATATCGTATCCAAAGGTAGGCTTCTCTTAAAACGTCACGGTATCGATTTACCCAAAATTGAAAATGGCGCGCTTACGGGGATCAACGGCGTATTGGTGCAAAGCCGTCAAGATTCAAGAATTTATTATGGAATGTGTCGGAACGGCCAGACTACACAGCTACCAGTCATTCACAAGGCAGGTATTTTTTCTTATTCAGATATGGAGATGCATTCACACGGTTTAAAGATTGAGGGCATCTCGGCAACGCAGACGATGGATGTGGTCAGGGCGTTGACGCAAACCGTTCAAAGTGCTGGTTTTGATGTAACGACCGATCAAGCGCGCGATCTCTTGATTGATCTTGTCAGTGGTGCAAAATATCAAGCAAATGAGTCACACAGCTTGATTACTCATCTGGAAGGACAATTTGTTTACGATCTGCCCTTTGAAAGAATCGAGGTTCCTACCTATGGGCGTGGACCAATGCCAGTGTTAACTGACAGTTATGCAGTATTCGACGCAACACTACGTCAGGGTGCCTATCTCCAGCATACAGTCTCTAAAATGGTTTTAGAGAGCTTACTAGATAATTTAGTCATGAAGGCACTGCGCAATCCACAAAGAACAGACTTTTCCAGAAAACTCTATGAGAATTCCCAAGTTTTTGCCGTAAATAACATGAAGCAAAGACTTCTGCAAAGCAGTGAGGCAAAAACAGAAGAGGAAGCCGAAAATATCGTAGCGGTGAGATACAATCAATTAATCCCAATCACTTATCAAGACGTGAGTATTTACGGCAGGGATGTGAAAGCTTGTGCTAAACAAATGTTGCTGTTTGAGTTGGGGGCTAATTACCGGGCTATCGATAAATTAAAGCGCATGGAAGATGCCTTGGATCAAGAAATCTGTGATTTACGTCCCAAGGTGTTTGTCCCAAAAGAATCGGTGCCAACTGACAAAACATCAGCAACAGTTCACAGTGACGGCTCATTAGACCATCACGCAAGGGGCGACATGACCCTCAGAGGTGAGGCGCAATACAGCAGTCATGGGGGCACAACGAAGGTGGACGGAACCCTTACCCTAGAAGCGGTGGCGATGCGCCAAGGGGATGTGGTTAACTTTCAAGAACAAAGCTCTCGTCCGCTCATTCGCAACCTGGGCAATAATAATGAGCTAAACTTTATGGTCGACCAAGATGTGCTGCTAACAGGAGCATTGATCGATACGGGTGGTAAGGATAACACAATCAACATTTTTACCCCTGGACGAATCATTGATACAGCACTTGGAGTAAGCAGTAGAAGCACCACCCTCAGCCGCAGCAAGCGTTCCCACACAGTGACCGTGGTTGACGAAACACTGATGCAGCCAACTGAGTACTTTGGATTAGGTGCTATACAATTTAAAAGTGACAGCGGCGTTTTTTTGCAAGCACCTGAATTTACCTGCAAGGTAAGTGTGAACGCCCCTTATTTAGGGCTGTCAGATGCCCACAACCAACGTTCAGTGCAAAGTACCACAGAAACTTATGGTAGAAGAGGCCTATTTGGTGGATCCACCAAAAAGACCACCCAATCGATGATGCGCTCACTATTTTCGCAAGGTGGTAAACTCAAGGGACCAGAATTCATCGTACACGTCCAGCAATTTAGTGCGACCAATACAGAGTTTGATACCCAAGCAGAGATTACGGCTACAGAAAAAGTTGATCTTCTTACCGGCACCAGCAACACCTCTAGTCATACCCAGACCGTTTATAAGGGAGTGATTTGGAACAAGGTAAGTTCGGAAAGCCAAAAACACTTAACCCATCAGGCCTGTAGCTTTAGACAACCGGTAACCTTCCACACACCAGATCTAACCATGGAACGAGTACGTGGTTCAGGCGTAATAGAAAATCTGCACAGTGATACACCCGTTCAGTACCGGGATATGCTTGATGTCCATGAACACCACCAACACTCTCAGAAGAGTCTCAGTGCTGGGGCCGCGTTGATTACCAAGCTAGCAGTGGGCTTAATCTTGTATAGCAATCCCGTAACGTTCGGGCTGGGTGGTACGCCAGGAGTGATGGTTAATGCAGGTTTTGGCGCGTTGTGCAGTGATGCCACAGTTTGTCTAGTTGAAAATGATGGTGACCCTGGCAAAGCCATACAAGCCTTATCAAAAAGTAAAATAGCGATGAATGTCGCAAGATCAATGTTAACGGCTGGCTTAGTTGGTGAAATCAGTGATGTGGTTGGTCTTCCATCAACAAACCTAGAATTAATTGATTATGCCCAAAAAGCGACCATTCAGTCAGCGGTTAATACAGTGTTAGCCGTTAGTATTGATGGTCAGAACTTTGAAAAAGCATTGATGCAGGGTATGACCACGGCTGCATTGTCTACAGCAACCTCATACTTGGCCAATCAGATAGGGCAATCATACTTTGATACGCAGCTCAATTGGTTGGAACATAAGACCCTCCACGCATTGTTAGGTGGTTTATCAGGTGGGGTTAGTTCAAAACTATTTGGTGGTAGCTTTGAGAGGGGGGCTATATCTGGTGCTCTAGGTGCGGTAGTTGCAGAGGCAGTTGCTGAAATGCTTAAACCTGATCTGACCAGTGAAATGCTCAGTAGTCAGAACAAAAACCTAAGCAAAGATGAATTTGAAAAAGAGTTTATGGAAAAGGCCCAACAATCTTCTAAGTGGGCAGATTTTGTTGGTTCAGTAAGTGCTTTTGGGATGGGGTTGGATACTAACATAGCGTATCAAACCTCGAGTAATGCGACCCAAAATAATTTCTTACCTGGAATTTTACTGGCATTAACTGTGGGAAGCACGGTTTATGAAGGCTATCAAATTCACCAAACCTACAAAAATGAAGGTGGCGAAGCAGCCCTAAAGCATTTAGGTATTACCGTAGTGAGTGCTGCGGTGGTTGGTGGAATTGCCACTGTGGGCTTTAAAGTTGGTAAAGCAGTTTATCCAAGCTTGCATGAAGCTTATAAGGCAGCTGTAGCTAGTAGGCCAATGCTTGCAAGTGCTTTAACTGCAATGGAGTCTAGGCTTGGAAAAATAGAAAAATATGTTAAAGATCAGTTTGACTATAAGAGGCATTTTGTTAATAAAGATAAAGGAATAAATTGGTTAGACGAAAAAGCTGTAATGAGTGATAAGGCGCGTATGTATAATGATTCTGTCTCAGGAGCAAGATCAAATGCTATATCTGGAAATTCTCAAGCCCCATCTTTAAAATATTCAAATAAAGATGGTATAGAAAAAACTGTAAGATTTGATGGCATTGAAGATAAAATACTAATTGATAGAAAATTGGCAGTTGTAACAACAGAAAAAGCTAGAAATCAAGCATTAAGGCAATCAGAAGCTCTTGAACAAAATGGATTATTAGGCAGATGGGAAGTGCCCACCGAAAGCGAATTGAATAGGGCGTTAAAGATGTTTGAAGAATTAAACGTTAAAAATATAGGAGTCAAAGTTGTCAAAATACCAAAATTTTAAAGAGTCTATGGTTAAATGTTTAATTGAAACAATGGTTTTTTTGGAATTTACAAGTGAAGAACTATTAAATCCGGATGTGGCTATTGAAATGCAAGAAAGTATTTCGTTTGAATTAGGCAAACTAAGTCATGATGAAAAATGTGAATTGAAAGAAATGTTGGAGCTTATCAGTTTGGAATATACTGATAACAAAATAACTCAATATATCAAGTCATTACCAAGCAGCTTAGGAATTTCCTAGGATAGGTATATAGAAAATTACTGGATGCAAAGAGCTAAAGAATTAGGAGGAAAATAATGCAAGCAGTTGATGAAGCAGTAAGGCTTATTCGTAATAATTTTAATTCTTCTGAATATTCTTTAGATGGACATTATAGTGACGAAGAAGTTGAAAGTGCAGAAAAAATTCTCAATATTAAATTTCCTAAATCATACAGAGAGTTTTTAAAAAAATATGGCAATGTAGACGTGGGATCTTTATCGGTAATGGGTTTGTCAAGGTACAATTACCAAAATAGCGGGTATGGTGGGCTAGTATCGTGCACACTGAGCGATCGTCAAAATTTCTCGCAACCCAATCATATCATTTCTTTGTATGACATAGGAGAAGGCACTACTTACGCTCTTGATCTATCTCAGATGAATGAGAATAACGAATGCCCAGTTGTGTATTGGCCAATCGGTGGCTATGAAATGACCCCTATTTTAGAAGTGGTGGCTCCTGATTTTGGCACATGGTTTTTAGATATGGTTAAAGAGCGAATAAAGTGGAAACAGGAAGAATCACTGATTTCTTAATATATAGGACCATGCTGGCTGGGTCTAATAAAATCTCATGTCGCTAAGGTTAAATAGGATTAAGCTCTAGTTTTATCATTTCTAGTTGTCTTATACTTTACACCTGATTAAACTGTCTCTTGCTTGCTCATAGCTAATATTTTGGATAAACATTAGCTCATAAGCAAACAAATCAACAGCTAGATTATGAATTTCAATCTTGCTTTGATTTTTCTGCTTGCCATTAATGCTACTGCAGGTATCTCTAATCACCTCAGCTAATTTTTTTACTTCTCCAGAATTAATTTTTTGATAGTAATTTTTTGAAGTGGCCATCCAATTTTGACGTGAGGTGGACTTTTTTGACTTTAATATTTCAAAACATTCGCTTATCTCATCTAAGCTTGCTAATCCCCTGGCAGCTATGCCATCAATTTTGCTTTTGGGAAAATACGTTGTAACTTTTTTAGTGTAAAAATAGATTGACAGCACTTCTTCTTTACCACCATCAATTTCAATGGTTTGCCAACCCTGACATTTACCTACACCCCAGCGTGGCATAACCAAGAGATCGTTGATTTTTATGGCTTTTAGATTCATTATTTTTTCTTCCATATATCATTATAATTAAGCAATTCATTGACTTGTTTCTCTATTTCTTGACAGCGTAGTTTACATTTTTTGTGTTCAGCTGTTAATTTTTCGATAAAATTTGACCTCTCGTTTACAGAAAGAGAATTTACTGACAGCTTTCTAAAACATTTTTTTACTGCTTCTAAAATTGATAATTTATTTTGAGTCATTTGGAGTGCTCCTGTTAATATTTTCTTTTTTTCTAACTAATTCAAGCAAAGCAAGCGCATCAGCTTCATTATCATCTTTCGGGTGATAGCCTATAGCTTCGATCGCCTTGATGACATCTTGTTTACTAGCATTACCTTTGCCAGTTACATGAAGCTTGATATGGGACACTGGCACACCTTGATATGGCAAATTATGATCCTCACACCATGCGGTTAGGGTTGCTAGAAAACCACCGTAGACGTGAGCAGCATCTGTGCCGATGTGACGCCTGACTTCTTCAAAGTAAACACTTGTGATTTCGCCATTATAATTGAGGTCATCTAACCAATGACGAAATCTTAAAAACCTCATGCCGCCTCCTTGGAAACGATCATTCTTCAGATTAATCGTACCGCTGAATACCTGGTACCCATTTTTTGGATCTGCCTGTTGCCAAATGGCCCACCCAGTATTGGTGCCAAGATCAAGGGCCAGAATTTTATGCATGTGTTTCACCATTTGCTTGATTTTGATAACAAAAATTAACAAAATCACAGTACTGGCAGGGCATCTTGGGTGGAACATCATTAGCATCGCCTAAGGTTGCTGGCATATCTTTACCATGACTAATGATTTTGTTGATTTTTCTCAGTCCCATTTCGATTTCAGCTTCATCAACCTGAATCACAGCTTGATAAATCTCCCCATTGTTTTTGTTAACTGCCAAAAATAAGGTACGTGGGATTTCAATAAAGTGCATGTACATTTGGCACTGCAAATAATAGGTGGCGAAGGTTTTTTGAACCCCATTTTTAACTAGAGCTTTAAAATATTTTTCCTGGGTAGACTTGATCTCCAGAATATATTTGTTGCCTGCCTGATCTAAGATAATGCCGTCAATATGACCCTGGAAGTTTCCATCCAGTACCGAAAATGCACCCTGACGATTGAGAACCAAATATCCAGCCCCTTGAAGAGCTTTGATTAAACGCTCTTCCTCGTGCCGTCCCCGATCAAATTTCTCCTCACGACTTCCGGTTTTAAGGATTTCTTCTGGAGCTTTACTGACTGGTGCACTGACACCATTCCAATCGAGCCAGATGCGACGTTCACAAGCATGCCCTAATATTGACGCTCCAATGTAGCCACGGGTTTTTGATTCTGCTTGACTCGCATAGTAACCGAGCACTTTGTTTGGTAAATCATTAAAGGGCATGCCTGTTCTCCTATTGGCTATTAGTTAAAATGGAAATTCTTGATTTGCTATATCGGCTAGAGTTGCTGGGGCGTATTCTTTGATATAAGGGAATCTCTCATTTTTCTCAGACACAAATTCCTCAACAAAAACTTTGACTGTTTTGCCAACTAATACGCTTACATCAAAGTTTGCTCTTCCACCACTTGTTGATGGAAATTGCACGCCAGCTGCTGCACAAAGTTTCTTGAGTTTTTTACCTGCATGATTTCTTTTGGTTTCGACATCTGCCCATAACTTGAATTTATCTTTGAGAGTGTTGTCACCAATTTTCCAAGTGAGACAAAGTTGATCTTCATTATTATGGGTAACCTGATCTGCACCGATAATTTTTCCAGTGTGACTACCAGCAGCAATTGCTGGGGCATCTAAATCTGCACTCACTTCAAATGTTAACATAGTCATAGTTATTCTCCTTTTTCTGGGGTTGTAGTTTGGTTAAATTGTTTGTAGTAAGCCTGGATATGGTTAAACAAAAGATTCCAATCCAGGGGTAGTTTAGATGGCAGATTGTATGTGTTCTTAGCTAAGAACGTTGTCCCACCATCCGTATGTAATACACGAGTTGATTTTGATACTTTTGAGATTTTGCGATTAAATTCGACAGTCTCATCTTTCAGTTCAATTTCATCCTCGGCAAACAATACACATGAGCACCAGTTTCGTAATAATTCCGATGCTTTTTCATAAAGGTTGATTTGATATTGCATGTAGCTAGCACCAGTTAAATGTTCCTCACGTTTTTCTTTAAAATGAGCCAGCAAAATAATTGTGATTTTCTTATGCTCCCAAAGATTTTTTAATTTCTCTAAAAATTGATCCCATAAAGGAATCATTTTTTGATAACCTTGACCATATTGGAAACTTGCTAAACTGCTGACCTTGTTGTCTTTTAATACTTTTTCAATGACTAGCTTTTCTAAACTACTGAGTGAATCAACCACCAAAGTTTTAAACTCGTGGTCTTGATTAAATAAGGTGCCCAAAAAGGCCATGACATCGTCATAAGTTTTAAGGGTTACCCCAAAAGTCTTGTTACTAGAAACTGACAGCTCATAAATATTTTCATCCAGATCTAAAAAGATCGGACTTGGAGCACAGGATGCAAAGCGGCTTTTACCGATGCCATTACGTCCGTACAAGATAATCTTAGGTGGTACATAAATTACCTTTGGTTTTTGGTTCCTTAAATCAATTTGGGTCATCTAATTTTCCTTTTGTTGAGGTTTGGGTTAAGGAGATAGAGAGCTCCACCACCTTTTTTACTTGGAGTTTTTATAATTTGTTTAGACTCCAGCAATGGTTCTAGTAAGTCATCTAATTGCCGGGCATTGATGGCATAATGAAGAGCCATACAAAGATCGTATCTTCTAACCCATTTGCCTTTATGGGAAGCTAAATATTCAAGAATTTTATTGATGTATTTCTCATTTTTGTTTTCGGTAAGCAGCTCCGCTATGTCAAGATTGTTTTTCAAACAACGGATTGCAACACTTACAGCCCACTGAATATCTTTTAGGGTAATCTTGATTGGGGCATCGTATTCGGCTTTATAGTTTCCAGTGTCAATTTCTATACGTTGGGCTTTTGCCACCAGCAGGGCCAGTTTGATGGATTGTTCTGCTAAGTTTCCCACCAAAGAATCTACCTTGGCTGCCTGACATCGAAGTTCTCGTTGGACAGTCTGTGTAACTTTACTGAATCTCCCAAACCACTCTTTGGCTGAATCGTCAAAACTAACTATTTTGCCAACACATTTAATTGAACTTAAATCTTCTAGAAGTTTATGCGGAATGTTCTTGTTAATATTCGTGTTACGCTCAGAAGACTCGTAGTCAGGCTTTAACCAAAACACTAAAAATCGTGCTAGTAGACCAGATACCGCAGCTTCTGGGTTAAGCTTATTAATAATGTTTTCTGTAGCAGTTCCATAAACATTGAGATAAGGGTTTTCAATTCCTTGGATTTCTTCTCCTTTGATCTTATCCGTGGTTATATAGTTGCAATTGTAAAGCGTTAAAAGCTGTTGCTCTAAACGAGTTTCATGGGTGCCAGCGTTTCTATTTTGAAAGTTTTGAAATATATGGCTAATTTCATCTTGTGCCCAATAGACACAATTTTCTTTTTTACAAAGCGCATCTATTAACCCTTGAGATGAACCAATCGCCGAAGCTAAAGAGCCGCGCTTATCTAAGGCCTTGAGTATTGCACTGATACAACCAAGCCCATTATTTTTACCAGAACGACTAGGGCCAATCACCAAAATGTATAAATTAGTCCTAAGATCAGTGGTGCTAATCACTGCGTCCTTTTTTAAAAAAGCCAACAATGACAGGCTTGCACTTAAAGAAAAAATTGGTATGGGAGCCGGTGCTACTGATTGCACCCAATCATAGGTGCTTTTAAGAATCGGACAGGGAAAATCAAAGATATCACTAACAGCAAAGGGTTCTAAGTCATCCAAGCATTTATCGACAGGATCAATAAATTCATCAGCTTCTTCAAACTCTTCAACAACTATTTGGTTCTCTACCTTTGAAGGCTTCTCAGTAACGGCATTTGCGCTATCTGATGTTCCAGTGGTGATTACATAAGTTATCGGATTTGATCTAGATGTAGGTTGCCAACCAGCATTCCTCGCATGCATGAATAGGGTAGCAATTGTAACCCCACCACCTGACTTGAAAGAATTCCACTTTTTATTTAAAGATTCTATTCCCTCATATTTTTCGCTGTTTCTTGCTGACCAGTTATTCCATATAGCAAAACCACTATTGCCAAGCTCATGATGCAAGGCCATACCCATTTCAAGCCACGTGTCATAGTCACAACCGGCATCTATGCGGTTTAAAGCCTCACGGATGTCCTCTGAGGTCGTTTCGCGGTATTCTGATGGTATTACCAAAGGCAAAGTTGTTTTGGCTGTTGGTGGCAATGTATGAGGGTCTAAAAATTTACCAGCTATCTCATAACCCACCTCATATGCACCACCTTCAGATTTGCAGGGCATAATCCACATTCTGGAAACATCTTTGCTGGCAGATTTGTCTAAGCCTATTGGATTACCAAGTAAATTTATGATTCGAGCGTGAGCTTCAGGCCAAAAGTTAGGCTCAATAGCCTTTGCAAAAGGTAGAATTAATCGCCACCGGTGACGCAACTCTGTGTGTGACCAGGTGGTGTAATACAAATAAATTAGATCCAACTGTTTCAGCTGTTCTATAAATTTCGGTAATTTAAGTTGTCCATCTTCAGTGTTGTCGAAGTCCAGCACCATAGCTGACAAAGCCTTAACATTCTCCTTAGCGCGTGTAGTATCAGGTTTATAAGCCACCATACTAAAGAAATCATTCCGCTCTTCTTTTTTAACCGTAGGCGGTTCCTTTGAGGTGAAAAACTCAACTAGCTCTTCCAGGCTTTTTAATTCATAAATTGCTGGGTGAGTCTTGGTAAGTCCATCAAAGCGGCAGATATTAATCGGATCCATACTATGTGCTTCCTATTGCCTTAGAATTCTGGAAAATGTGTTAGGTTGATGATTAGCTGTATTCCATCACCAATATCAGAAAGATCATGACTAATAGATTTAAGTGCTTCACCCAACTCTTTTTGTGTGTTGTTGAGCATCACCAGTTCTTCAACAATTTGATATTCGAGATTCATCGAAAACCTCTTTCATCGCAGTAGTATGTCAAACTAGCTAGACCGTTTATGGTGGGAAGGTACTCAAGTATTTTTGGAAGAGAATAATAAATATTCAAATTAATTCTTTTACCATCCATACTAATATCAAGTAAATGTTGGAATTGTTCCTTTTTATCTCTACGTATTTTTAATATAACTTCTAATTCATCAGCTGAATAAAGATGCTCGTTGTTAATCTCTGAACATCTAGGGGATAAATCTAGACTGTCAAGAATATTGAGAATCATTTTGCCATAATCTATTTGTTTTTTAGCTTCAGCTTCTACTTCTGCAATTTGCCTTTCTAAATAGCTCATTGGTTATCTCCAGTGTCTGAGGTGCTAATACGTTTATGGGATTCTAAAAACACAAGAACATCTTTCCAGTCATACAGAACTCTTGCACCCTTACCTTTAGCTACTTTAAAGAATCGTGGACCACCACCTCGTGTTCTCAACACAGTCAATGTTTTTTCTGAGATTTTTATCTTTGTGGCAAGCTCTTCCGTGGTGAATAGCTGCGTATCGTTTGGATCGCATTCATCATGCTGTTCTTGATATTGTTTTAGTTTAGGCATAGCTAACTCGAATAATTTGCTTCTGGGTACGAGTTAAGACAGAAAAGAAAATGAATGAGAATACTTCCGGAGATCCGGATCAACTTTCTAGGAAAACCGTAAAAATGTCCGGAAGTATTGACCTTACTAAAGATATAAGTCAAAATTAAAAGTTTTGGTTGATTTTTTAAACACAAAAAAATCGTTGCGAAAAACTCCACAACGTTAGCATGGGTTGCCTTAAAAGCTAATCACTTTCCTCTTTTTTAAAAACTAAGTTATCCTTGAATAGGTAATGATAAAAGGTGCTATGTTCCTTAGATAGGGTACGAAAAAATGGAGTTATAATGTCATCACAAAATTTCGAATAAGACGTTATGTAATAATTTTTTTCTATAATTTTTGCCCATATTAACTCAACAATCTCACTTTTACTCGATGGTATAATGTTGTGGTTAATAACAGTTTCTTTTCTATCTAAATAAACATAATCTAAAACTGAAGGGGAGACGCCTATTATACTCATCGGAGATTTGAAATTTTTAGACCTACCTGAATTTCTATAAAATTCCCACCTCCTATTATAAAAATCATCAAAATCCATACCCTCCCAAAGAGGGATTGGATAATTAGAATGACCTAAAAATAAATTGATACTCTTCTTGTTGTTTTTATCCTGGAGCAATATATTCTCTAACTGCGTATAAGCCCATAAAATTTTATAGTTTTCGTCAACCCCCTTAAGAACAATTCTATTCAAAAAAATAAGTTCAAAGTTTTCTTCTAAATAGTAATTAAGCTCATCAGCTTTCATTTTTCCGTACTGATGGTATAGAATGCCACTAATGACATCTGAAATTAATAATTTTCCATCTATCATTGAAAATATTCATAAAATTATCAACATGGTAACGCTACGAATTAACAAAAAGGATGTCAACCCCCGCTAGCAGAAAATATAGGGTCGTTTTTTCATGGGTAAGCCTACCGATTCTAGTTCTATCTATATACAAATTTTATGAGAGATATATAATGACGATAGTAAGTTGCCCTTGGATGCAATGCTAACTTTGTGATAACTTAACAAAAACTTGGAGTGAGAAATGACAGAAAATAAGGATGTTTAAGGTTTTTGAGCCGGTTTTTGGTACCGGCATCCCTAGGTTCGAATCCTAGTACCCCAGCCA